CTCTAATTTGCTCAAGGCTTCTCCAGTCACGCGGTTCTCACTCTCTGCCTCTATTCTACCAATGACACCCTCCGCGTAGTCCATTGCACGCTGTGCAGAGCGCCTAGTGGTCCCACCACCCCAAAGGGCGATAGCCACAACACCAGGGGAAGGGAAGTCATCACTGTCAGGGGAGGCTGCTGGTGCATCAAAGTCCACCATGTGTCTTGCAAGGAAAGCGCGGATCCTCACCCATTTATCCGCGCTGACATTGCCCTCACTCATGGCCCTAGCTTCACGCACAGTCTGAGGCATCAACCCATCACCAGACAGGCCCTCCTCATGCCACTGCAGTCCACGCCTAGCGCTTGCACGCATGTAAGCCGGTGGTGTCAAGTCCACCTGCCTAAACTCGCTACGCTCATCTAAAGGCTCAATGAGAGTCAGGGTAGAGAACCTGTGACCCACCAGAACATCAGTAGGGTTCCACTCCATCTCACCCTCATCGTTCTCAGACTCACGCCAAATACGAATCAAAGCTGCAGGGTCATCCTCAGTGCCGTTGATGGTGAAGTCACTATCAGGGACATTGATGGAACCGTCAGTGACAATCCTGCTGATTTGTCCACGCGCCATCCCACCGCTGGAGTCCCATTCCACAAAGTCACCCACGGAAAGCTCACCAGGTTCAGCACGCTGCTCCTCACGCGGTTCCCAAGCGTTGCAATAGAAGCCACCATCCACATACTCCTCCCAGCGCTCACAGCGTGCACGCCCATCAGGAGCCACATCATTCTCATTGAAGAAAAGGCAATTACCGCAAGCACGCCCTTCAGGGACATCATCGCTAGTGGCAGGCCGGTAGTTGTCTGGCAGGTCACGCGCCTCAGACCGTTCACCCTCAAAGGTGGAACCCTCAGCCTCAGCAATCGCAAGCGCCTGATCTATCGCACTCTGCTTATCCTCATGACAGCCCATGATCTCGCCATCCTCTTTCACCGTTGCCCACCCAGGGCAACCCTCAGCACTATCAGTGATGTAGTAAGGCACTAGTCTTGCTTCCTAATATCCATAACCCCCACCACTAACCCTGAAGGGTCAGACAGGGCGTAGAGTCTGTCACCGGCTCGCAAAGTGAACTGGATGGTCTCACCAGGGTCAATGTGTGGCGCGTTGCTCGTGGTGATGTCAGGACCACCATAGAAAATGTACTCATTGGAGCTCTTGGTCATGTTGTGCAAAATGACGTCATGAGGCATGTTGTCATGGCCCACAATCTCAGTAGCGGCAGTACCCAAAGTCACCTGCCTAGTAACTAAAGGCATCAGCTAACCTCATCCTTATACACACTGTCAGGGTCCTCAGGGTTCACCTGAGCCACACCCTGCAACTGCACAGAAGGCAGACCAGTGTGAGCAACCGGTGGCAGACCCACCATCTCCATAGCCTCAGCAGGACTAAACCCTGCAAACACCAGGTCACGCACCATACCCACCTTCTGGCGCTGTGCACTCACACCAGACTCAGACAGGTTCACGTTAGCCAAAGGCACACGCACCTGAGAAGCAGCGTCACCGGTTTGTGCCGTCAAGTCCTCCAAAGACCTCACATCATTGATCGTCAGGAAGCCAGACTGCAGACCGGTAGAGTACGCCGCGAATCGCACCTGAGTATCAGCGCGAAGCAAAGCGGTCATGTTGAACTTGATGAAAGCATCAGCCCCACCAGGGTAACGCGACATTAGAGGAGACATACTGTCCTCCAACAGGGTCACATAAGGCCGCAAAGTGTGAGTCACAAACTGAATCATGTTCTGCTCCACAGAGCTGTAAGTGTTTGTGCCAGGCAGGTTCAGCATGTGAGAAGGTATACGGAAAATGCGTGCCACATCCTCCACAGCCATCCGGCGTGCCTCAAGCGCTTGAGACTTCTCAGGATCCGCTTGGGTTGCTTTGAACGATGCCCCACCAGAGAGGATGCCTGTCCTACCAGACTTCCTCCAACCCTTATGAGCGTTGTCAAAGGATGAGCGCAAGTTCTCAGCCTGCTCGAGAGTGAGCGCACCAGGGTACTCAATCACACCGTGAAGGGTTGTCCCACTACCAAAGAAAGTTGCAGCATAAGACTCAAGGGCTTTAGCGAGCGACAGGTTCTCTTTCATCGCACCCACTCGAGAGACACCGCGTATCTGACCAGGCTTGAGAAGGTCAGGGATGTAGACAATCTCCTCAGAGGTCAAAGGCTTGTCCTCACCCACGACAGTGAAAATGAACCGGCCCTCACCATTGCGTTTCACATCCACAGTGTTTGGGTTCAGCACGTTCAGGTTCACAACCTCACCACGCCTGTTACTGAACACACGGATGAAAGCGTTACCGTCAATCAGGAGCGAGACCAGGACACTCTTATAGAAAGTGCTGTGACCGTTGAAGTTCACATCAGGCTGTGCCACCCAGGAAGGCTTAGGGCGAAAAGGCCTCCGGTTCCCATCATCACGGAAGAACACATCCACAGGGAGCGTGCCAATCGTGTCACTGATAAGCGACACAGCAGACCACACAGCGGCGATCTGGTAGACGTTCTCCTCAGTGACATTAGTTCCAGCGTTACTGCTGAAAGCAATATCATCACCAGTCTCAAAGATGGTCTGAAAACTGATGGCCCGTTCTTCCCAAAGTTTGTTGAATACCACTTATCGCCCCAAAGCTAATCCGATTAGAACCATGAAAACGCCACCCACGATTAGCCCCACAGGGAGACTGATGAGGACCGCGCCTGCTGTTATCGCCACAGCACCGGCAATCTGAAGAATGTTAGACATCATCACCTTATCCAAAGAATTGTGGCACTGGTTCTAGTTTAGCGCCTGTCAGTGCCCTATCTACTGCCAGCACCATAGCCACAGCAGCATCAATCTTTCTAGGGCTGTTCCTAGAGTCTTTCACAATGCGTGGCCCAAGGTTGTCAATCTTCGTCACCGCGTTTCCCAAGTGCCTAGCCAGGATGGGGTTGCCGTCATGAATGAGCCGGTGTTCTGTCACAGCATCGAAGACCTTGCTACAGGCAGGGACCATCCTACGGGCTGAAGTGCTGGGCCATTCCACAATGGGCACACCCTTCTCCTCCAGGGCTTGCATGGATCTCTGCCAGCGGAAAGGGTCACAGGCAACCTCACGCACCTTAGGGTGAGACTGGCAAAAGTCCAACACTGTCTGCTCCACCTCAGCAATGTCCACCCTCCAATCATCATCATGAATGTTCAGGTCCTTCTCCCACGCCTTCACCAGAAACACTTTCACCGGCTCATCCTCCTGAGGGATGACAGCACCCACAATCACAGAAGCATCACCACTGAAAGAACCATCAAACCCTAGGACAATCTCATCATCCGGTGACACCTCAAACTTTCCCTCACACGCCTCCCACGCCCCAGAAGGCAGCCATGAGATTTGCGAGCTCACCCACTGATTGCAGCGCTTTGTACGAAACTCAGCCTCAGGTGTACGCCTCACCGCGCTCTCGAAGTCAGACTGTGTGTTGATGTCATTGAACCCAGGGTTAGCGAGCGCCCAAGTTTCAGGGCTCTTATGGTCTGAGTCCTCAGGTGCTTCCCACGCGGCCATGAAAAAGGTGGGGTCATCAATCTCACCGCGAGCAACCTTCTGCCCATACTGGTAGAGGCTGTAGCAGATAGAGTCACGCCCTGTCGAGTCCATCCTCACACCAGCTGTGCTGATCGCAATAAGTGTTGCAAGCTTTCCGCGAGCACCCATGGCCAGTGAAAAGGTGTCGTAAAGGTCACGGTTCTTCTGAGCGTGCAACTCATCAAACACCGTCATAGTAGGTGACAGACCCTCTTTGGAGTACGCCTCAGCAGACATCACACGATAAACAGAGTTCAGTTTAGGCATCTCGATTGCATCGCGGTAAAGCTTTGTAATACTGGAGAGCTCTTCACTAGCCTCAATCATCCGGCGTGCATCAGCAAACACAATCCGCGCCTGCTCCTTCTCAGCAGCGACACTGTAAACCTCAGCACCAGAAGGGCCCACAATAAGCCCATACAAACCAATGACAGAACCCAGGGCAGACTTACCGTTCTTCCTGGGCATCAAAACGAGCTGAGACTGGTGACGATAACCCCCATTCTCAAACGCAAACATGTGCTCCAGGAGTGAGCGTTGCCAATCACGCAACACCAAAGGGGCACCAGACTTACCAGCCACACTGTCTTTAGTGATAACACCAAACGCTTCAGCAAACTCAGCAACAGGCTCAAGCTTCCTACCGCGCTCAATCGCCTTCTCAGGGACAGAAGTCAGCCAGCGCGGAGGCCAACTACTCTGCTCCATACTCATCCCTACTAGCGCGGCGCTCCATCAACTCCTCAAGCTTGCTCTTCGCCTTCACCTCAGCCAACCCCAGACGCGAGCGATCAGAAGGCGTAAACCCAAGCAACGAAAGTGAGGTCTGAATCAGCTTCTCCGTTTCCAGCAGGGACATGTTCACTTTGCGCTCAGTGGGATCCGCGAGAAACTCCTCACGCAAAATCTCACGCCGGTCCAACAGCTCACACACCATCTGCAATAACTGAGTGTCAGTCTTTGCGCTAATCCACAAACCCCCAGCCTCATACACCTCAGACCACAGTTGCATCCCAGCCTCACCCAAAGGGCGTAACGGTTCACGGTAGCCACCCT